CCGAGTGCTTCTTCAAATGGTAGTGTAATATCTAAACACTGTTTTGACTCAGCACCTTGTACCTCTTCTGTAACTGTTCCATCCTGAGAGATGGTAAACTTAATAGATTGTTTAGGCATGTTTATGTAATAGTATCACTGCATACACACTAAGAACCCCCTCGGCAATCCCGATTATGAATAACATAATCATGAACCATCCGAAAGGGTTATTCATTTGATTTTATTTGTACTTCCTTACTGTACCTTTATCTCCTGTCTCTTTTAAAAACTTTCTAGCACCTGATTGTGTGTCAAAGATTTTTGCAAATCTAGGATCAGGATTCCATGAAGAGTGTGAGACTAGGTACTCTAGGTAATCATCAACTTTGCGGGTAGCAACCCATCGTGATGTGTTGTTAGGATCTCGTGCCATGATAATGTTCAATACTAAATTTATTTATATAAGACCTAAAGAGCCTGCTGTAAATCCTACAGCACAGAAGAAACCAAATTCATAAAGTGCATAGTATGGGCTATTGAAGAACGAATTGACCGACATTTGTATACAAAAATAAACCTACAATTCCTGTAAAGAATAAAAAATGCATGACGCTAGGTAAAAATAACTACAGTATTATATAGGTATTTTTACTCTATGTCAAGCACCTGATGGGACAGGAACCATTACTGGTTCTTGTGATCTTACTCTCGTACCTCCACCAAAGTCATCATCATCGTCGTCATTAATACCACGAAGAAATAATTCTATCATGACTAGAACAGCCATCGGATAGAAGCACCATAGTATAGCCTTCCATACAGGAAATGATTCTGTTACTAGATCAGTCATATTTGTGTTGGATACGAAATATTATTTATAAGATTTGTTAAGAGAAGTATGTAACGTAAGTGTAAGCACCGATTAAACCCCAAAAGGCAACCATTGCGAACCTACCGTTAGCTCTCTGAAAAATTGCTGAGTTTGTCATTAGAAGATACCTGGAATGATTTGACCTGTTGTTGCGTAAGCACCGACTGCTGCAACGAAACCAATCATTGCCATCCAGCCATTAAACTTTTCTGCTTCTGGTGTCATTAGAATACTCCTGGTAAAATTTGTCCTGTTGTTAGGTAAGCACCTAGTCCAGCGATGAGACCGATCATAGCCCAGCGTCCGTTCTGGAGTTCTGCATTTTCGTTCATGGTTTTTTCCTGTTGGATAACTTGGATTTGCGGCTCCTTCGCAAACATGTTTTGCTTGCCATATTCGGTTATGGTAGTCATAAGTTTGTTAAGAAACATTACATAATTATATAGCAAATGTAAAGATCTGTC